GTCATCAGAGTCGCAGTTATGCAAATGATCATGCCAGTATCCTAACAAGGTGATTGAACATGAGTCTTTTTAGAGACGCACTTTCATGGGTGGACACTGGAGCAATAGCGTATCCAGCATTGCACAAGAAAATTTTGGAACTCACGATGCCGGCGCTCGTAGTTAAGAAGCTGTTTCCAGAATTTCCGTTGGTTGCGGGTAAAACTGCAACCTTCGTGAAGCAAAGCGGAAGCCGAGCAGCAGCTCTGAGCGAAATAGCGGAAGGTAGCGAAATCATGATGGATTACACACCATACTCAACAATCACTGTAACTCCGTACAAGAAAGGTGCCAGACAAAGAATATCAAGGGAAAACATTGAAGACCTCTATATTCCAGTGATTGAGGATCAGCTACGGCGACTTGCAAGGCGTATGGCTTACACTATTGACAAGGACTGCCAGTTAGTCATTGACGCTGGCGCAGGAACCAGCATAACCGCAACGGGCACAAGCTTGGGTGCAACAGGCACAGAGTTCACCATAACAGGCGGACTTGGCACTAAGGATATTTTGAAGGCTAAAGCTGCTATCGAAGGCTACAACTTGATTCCCGACTCAATACTTCTTAACCCAATAAACGCTCGAGATGTAATGTATCTGCCACAGTTCAGCTTACACCTGCAATATGGGGAGCCAGTAATTCAGACGGGCAGCATAGGCAAAATCTACGGCATGGACGTAATGATAAGCACTGTGATTCCAGCGGCGACAGGTTACATCTTGAGTACTGGACAAAACTTGTCAGCTGCTTACGCTCCAATAGGATTTTTCGTGATCAAACGCCCATTGCTCACGGACGTGGATATCAAGAAAGAGTTTGACTGCGTCGAAGTATCGTTGACAACGAGGTACTCGCCTGTTGTGACTTATGGAGAAGCAATCTGCAAAGTGACAGGATTAGCAGCAAGTTAAACGGCCTAAAATTTCCCATTTTATTTTCCCATTTTTGTTTCAATGCTTCAAGGTTTGCCCTTGAGGCGGAACAAAAATAAAGCCTAATAGAGGTGAAAAGCAAAATGTTTGGAGGAAGACTGATTCCTTCCGCTTTGATAGGCGTCGGACTGGCTGCCGTACTGTTTATCATCGGCGGCATCGCTGAGAAACTTGGCGTTCTAATACCATCAACGCCTGGCACAACAGGTCCTCTTATGGCGCTACTGGGTTTTACAATTCCGATAGGCATAGGACTCTACGAAGATTACAAAGAAGGAAAAGCTGGAACTGCAACTACAAAACCTTCTTAGTCCTGAAACTTCCCTTTTTTTTGTTTCCCCATTTTTAGTAAAAGGTGAAATAATTGAGCATAACGAAGGATAGAGAATGACCACAACGTACATCACGGTTGCGGATATTCAAGCGCACCTAAACGCCAGCTACGACTCTGGAAGCTTAATTTACACGGTTTTCGGCTTACCTGTTTTGCAAGTAAGCTTTCAGGCTCATGTGGATTATGCAAACTTATACGTTAACGCTATTGTAGGTGCAGACTTAACAGCAGATGACCCGCGCTATAATTGGGCTAAGATGGCTGCCATAAACTTGGCTTCACTGCATATTCTTGTAGCTGCAAGCGGCGGAATGCTTCTCGGCGCCTTTGACTATCGCCTCGGCGACTTGTACATCACAAAGGCTTCTATTGGAAGATTAGCGTTTGAAGGGGCAGTTACAGGCTTCCGCAATGACCTGCTTAGAGCTCTCATGAATTTTGCAACACCGGTTAAGGCAGCTGAAGCCTCAGCCAAAGAGGAAGTCCCCAAATATCGTGGAGGCTTGGTCAGTCCATGACAGACGATAATGTTTACCTCTTCAAAATTAAAAATAACTTTGTAAAACTCAAGCTTAACGGAGCGGTTACGGTTTTCACAAGCGCCGTCAACATTGAGGAATTAAGCAAAAGCTATGATGTTGAACCATGCAGCTCCTAAAGCTAAAACGACTCAGCAAGCTTGTTTGTGAGAAGTGTTCTGTTACCGATTATTCCGTTTGTGCTCATTGCGAGATTAAAAAGTTGATAGACGAGTTGATGGAAAAGTGAATGTTCCACAAAGCTACTACGATTTCATAATGAAGTATGCACCTTACTTTTATGTCATTCCCACAGCCATAACAGTTGATGCGCCTTCAGGCCAGAAAAACGTGACAGTTTCAGATGGCACAAAATTTCAGGCTAACTATCCCGTTCAAATCATGGATGACGTTCATAGCGAATGGAATACGGTTGCCTCCGTAGCTGGCAACGTCGTAACCATGCAGAACAATCTTGCTTACACGTACTACGTAGCCAAAAACGGCAAAGTTGAAGGTCCAGATCCATCCTTTGGAAGAGGCGCTTTTCCAGCAGCCTTCGCAATCGATTTTCTATATCAAGCCTATTCAACAAGTCAATTTGCGAATAAACAAACAGAAATAAAGAACAAGATTATCGAACTTGCGGACTTCATTCTTACTCAGCAATGCACGGACAACACGAAAAAAGCCTATGGCGGATTCAAAAACGCTGAAGCTGGAACGGAGTATTGGAGCATTGATGCTGGTCGATGCATTCCTCCTCTTTTGAAAGCTTACACTTTAACCAACACGGTCGGATATCTGAATGCTGCTAAACTTGCTGGAGCCGCTTTCCTCTATAACATGCAACATCAACCTGAAATTTTAGGCGTCCATGACAAGTATTACGGCGGTTTCGCTCGTTACGTGGACATTAACAACAATTGGAGTCAGCCAATGAATGTTGAGGATCTCTACGATTTCATCGGATTGAAAATGCTTGCTGAAACTTATGACATTACTAACAAAACACGCTATGAAACAATGATAAATGATGCTGCTGACTTTTTGTGTTTCGGCTTTGAAAATTTGTATTTATGGTTTGACCCTAAGCCCTCTGGAGACGGGAAATGGCACAGAGTCGGCACCAATGAAACACAGGTTTACGATGACCCGATGAGCTTCGCGCTCTTGGGACTTTATACATATGAAGGCTGGAGCCTCACATGCCAAAGAGTTTACAATTTCATCCAAACCATAAGAGCCTCGGCACAGTATCCAGCTTACAATCCCGCCATCTGCTGGCCAGGATACATTGACGTCGTAACACGTTTTCCAGCATGCGCCTACTATGATGCGGTAACAAGCGGAATCCTTTGGCGAATAAGAGCAATTCATGACAAGCCAAGCCTCGCCTTCAGCATGCAAATCATCAGCAAATATCAAGAGCAATTCATGAATTGGGGTCCCGTCTTCACTGATTACAGTCCAATCACACCGCAGAAGGCTATGACAAACGTGACTTGGCTTGCCCGGCTCTTTCTAAACTATTCAGATCCAATTACAAATTTCACAGGCATCCTTGACTTGCAAGGCGAGAATCTGATTCTTTACCCGATCTGTGAAGCTGCTGAAAAAGTAAGTTACGGTGAAGGCTTAGACGTTAAAGGCACGGTTACAATGGGCACAGCAGGCGAAATCATGATCGAGCCAGGCTACATCCTTGAAGATCACATGACAGTTTACAGTTTCCTTCCCATACGTGTCCACGACAAAATTAGAAGGACAGGCGTAGACTATGAAGTTTTAACGGTTCAAGGTTTTGACTTGAATGGAGACCCAGAATATTACAAGAGCATTTGTAGGAGGCTAATTGGACAATGAGCGAAATAGAGGACCCTATTACAACAACGATTAGGCTTCTCAGCGAAAACATAAAGGTTATCAAAGAAGATAATTCAATCGCAAACATTTACGTGAGCAAGGAATGGTATGACCGTGAATTATTCAAAAATTATGATGGACAAATCACCGTGGGCCTTGCTGAAAGCAGAGACATAAAAATCGAGATGTCTGGAAGAATCCGCAGACGGTTAGGCACTTTGCGAGTTAACGTGTGGGCTACGGACAGACCAGCAACTTCAGATGCTGGAAGGCTCATGCGTCAAAAGATGGTGGAAGAGGTTAACCGTGTTGTTAGGCAGAACCGCAACAAGCCAAACGTGATAGAGTATAATTTTGCTGGTTTAGGCTATCCCTCTGGAGATCCCCATAAGGCTTTTCAGGCAGGAGCGTCAAGCGAGCTTGTTCCTGGACATGCAAGCTGGACAGAACTAACAAATCTTGAATATCAGGGAATCTGGTATAGCGATGACACTCGCTATTCTAAAAGCGACAACGTTAATCTTGAATATGCCCTTATGCTTTTCCGTTTCAAGGTTGAAAGCAGAGAGAGTGCTGTCAAGAAGATAATTTTAGCGTTTGAGGGTTACGGAACCGCTCCAGCGGGCAATGGTGTTACCATAAAGGTTTGGAATCACGTGGCTTTAGCGTGGCAAGATGCCCAGTCTGGAACTGGCGGAGCAGACGAAACAATTACTATCACGTTAACCTCAAACATTACAAATTTTATCGATACCAGTGGTTATTTGTGGCTTCTTGCGAGAACCACAAACCCAAGCAATGGCACAACAGCAGCCATCCTTTATTGCGACTGTGATAATTGCACAGTCACGGTTAACGGAATCACATACTTGGATGTTTTCAGTTTTCGAGACGTTGATCGGGTAGATGTTAAGCCTTTCATTTTCCGCACGGAGTTTCA